TGCGCATCCAAGGTGGATGGTTGTACAGAGTAATGTACGGAGCCATCATGTCGGTTGTATTTGTTCCGATTGCATCGGAGAATACTGAATGATACGTGCTCTTATGTACAAGTGGTTCGGGCTAGAGGAGTTGCCGTGTAATACGTGTGAGGTTCTTCGGTCCCAACTTGATGAGAGTAATAGGGAACGTAGAGAGCTTCTGAGTCGGTTACTGGAACCCTCTAAGCCCGAACCAATTCCTCAAGATAAAGAGGAGTTGGTACCTATACGACCGTCTTTTACGCCTTGGCGTGTACGTCAGCAAATGTTAGAGGAAGAAGATAGGCAAAAAGCTAGATTGATGAGAGAAAAAGCAGCAGAGATAACGAAACTAGAGAAGGAACTTGGTGTAGCTACCGATGAATCAGCTCCATCAGGTGGGGTACAATTCAAAGAAGGGAGTAAGTGATGCCTCTCTTAACAGTTATACTCGTACTTCTCATGGTGGGTGTTCTACTCGCGTTGATTAACATCTATGGACCTCCATATGTTGATGCGAAGTTTATTCGCCTCATCAATATCGTAGCCGTCGTAGCTTCTACCATCTGGCTCCTTAAAGTATTTGGTGTGTGGGCTTACCTCAGCAAAATGACGGTGTGACATCATGGGATTCTGGAATAAACTGGGCAAAATTGCCCTACAAGTTGCACCGTACGTAGCTGCACCATTTACTGGTGGCGCGTCATTAGCATTTGCTCCAGCGGCGCGTAATCTAGGCCAAAAGTGGGCGCAACATGACGCTGAATCTGCTGCTAGAAAAGGTCTAGCACCATCTAGATTTGATAGATATCTAGATATGGGCAGTGGAATGGCTGGTATGGCAGGTGGCGCAGGCGCATTTGGTGGTGGTAACTTCAGCGCCAGTAATTTCAATGGTGGTGGTGAAGGCGGTGGAATGTTTGGATTAGGCGGAGTGGGTGGTACAGGAAATACAGGATTTGCGGGTGGATTAGGTAGGTCAGGTGGCGGTGGTACAGGTAACTGGCAGAGTATGCTAGCACAAGTACTGGATAGAGGTACACGCGGGGGCGGGGGAGATAGCGGCGGATACTCACGCGGGGGTCAAGGACAAGGTGGATACTCATACGGTCGTGGTAATGAACAGGCTGTAGGTCGTGGTGACAATGGAATGTCAAATTTCGCTATGCGTATGCGTCATCAGCTCGGGCCTGTAATGGGACAGGAAGACCAGAGTAATCCAAATCTTGCAATGTCTTTGGGTGCGGGTAGAATGGATGCAATGCGTAATCAGCCGTGGCGCGGTGGTTACGATGTACAAACACAGGGGCCAGACGATACTACAATTACTGATACAATGCCTCCTATTTACCCAAACAATCAGAGGCGTCGTAATCCCTACGGTAATGAACTTGGTGGCGGTGACTACTAATGGCTGAACTAGAGCTAGACGACGCTACTAAAGCCTTACTGAAACAAATTGTCGATCATTTCGACGATGAAGATAGAGCTGTGCGCGATAGACAGATTCGTCAATGGCGTAGACTCAAGCTATTGTGGGAAAATATTCAACATGTATATTACTCAGAGGTTGCACATGACTGGCGTATTCCTGAATCTGAAAGAGGCGGTGAAGACACTGATCAGGGATACTATGACAAGCCCGTCAACATCTTCCGGGCTTACCTTGAGAGTATTATTGCCGCTCTATCTGTCACTGTTCCTTCTGTCACTTGCTATCCTGACGATGCTGATAATCCTCTAGACGTTACTACGGCTAAAGCAGGAGATAAGATAGGAGAATTACTGTTCCGTCACAATGATATGCCACTGTTTTGGCTTCATGCACTGTTCATTTTCTGCACTGAGGGTATGACAGCGTGTTATACATACCCCAAAGAGAGTGAAGAATACGGAACATACGATAAAAATCAATATGATCAGGTAGATGAGCATCATGCGCTGGAAATTTGCCCATTCTGCCAGACAGAAATGGTAGATGAGGAGATAACAGATAATCAATCAGATAAGTTCATGCCCGGTCAGGAGGATGTGAACGTAGATTATGCAATGGATGCTGCGGATTTGAAAGTTTGTCCTAATTGTGCTCAGGCAGTTATTCCAGATAAGAGAAATAAGACTGTTACTGTAACTCGCCTCATAGGTGTAACGAAGCATCCCAAATCGCGTATCTGCATGGAAGTTTATGGTGGACTATTCGTTAAAGTCCCCGTGTGGGCGCGTAATCAGAAGGAATGTTCCTACCTAATCTACTCCTACGAAACGCATTTCTCTAATGTCATTGAAAAATACCCTGAACTACGTGATAAAGTGGTTAAACAGGGAAGTGCAAATTACGATCTATACGAGCAATGGGGGCGTACCAGTCCTCAGTATCACGGTGAACATCCTATCAATAATGTTACTGTGCGTAACTGCTGGTTGCGTCCTTGCTCTTATAACGTACTCAATGCTGATGAAGTAGAGGATCTAAAGAAGCAATTCCCCGATGGGGTGAAAGTGATTATCGTCAATGACACGGTGGCGTATGCGTGCAATGAGGCTCTCGATGATTGCTGGACCATCACTCATAATCCTCTGTCTGATTACATTCATTTTGACCCAATTGGGCTTTTGCTCACATCAGTACAAGATATTACCAATGATCTTGTATCCCTGACGCTTCAAACGATTGAGCATGGGATTCCGCAGACGTTTGCCGATCCAAAAGTACTTAACTTCAACTCCTATAGGCAGTCAGAAGTTATACCGGGTGGTATCTATCCCGCTACTCCTAAGAGTGGAAGACCGTTGTCAGAGGGTTTCTACGAAGTTAGAACTGCTACATTATCACAAGAAGTATTGCCTTTCTCGGATAAGATACAGCAGACGGGACAGCTAGTTTCAGGAGCACTTCCATCGTTGTTCGGTGGACAAATGGCGGGGTCACGTACAGCGAGTGAATACTCGATGTCGCGTGCGCAGGCATTGCAGCGTCTACAGACAACATGGAAGATGCTCCTGTATTGGTGGAAAGAAGTCTTCGCCAAAGCTATTCCAATGTACATAAAGGAGATGAAAGAGGACGAAAAGCAGGTCAAAAAGGACAATTTTGGCAACTTTGTCAACATAATGATTCGTAGGTCTGAACTAGAAGGTAAGATTGGTAACGTAGAGATTGAAGCTAATGAGAATCTGCCGATTACGTGGAATCAGCAGAAAGACACTATAATGGAATTGTTCAAGATGAACAACGAAGCTCTTACAGCTTTGTTGATGGGGCCGGAGAATCTTCCATTTGTTAAACGTGCAATTGGCTTTGATGACTTCATTATTCCAGATGATGCCGATAAGCAGAAGGAATACGAGGAAATTGAGCAACTAGTTAACTCAGAACCTATTCAACAACCGCCTGATCCAATGATGGAACAACAGGCAATGATGGCTGGTCAACCGCCTCCACCGCCTGTTAATGTTCCTAGCGTGCCAGCAGATTATGACGTAGATAATCATGCTATAGCTGCTGATATTGACAGGCGTTGGCTCATATCTGATGCAGGTAGACTCTGTAAGTTGGAGAATCCCGCTGGATATGAGAATGTGCTACTCCATATGAAGATGCATAAAGAAATGGATATGGGGAAGCAGATGGAAGAAATGCAGAAACAGATGATGGCGCAACAAGGTATGATGCCGCCTCCACCAGCGGGGCCACCTCCACCAGATGCTGGTCAAACTCCTCAGAGTACTGGGGAACAACTAGGAGACGGTCAAAATGAACCCTATGTTCAGTAATACGCTTGGTCCTGTAGATGATGACGCGCCCGCAGGGGCGGGTGAACAGGAAACCTTTGAACTTCTGAATGAGGAAGAAACTCCAGAAGTATTGGACCTTGAGAAAAAGGTTGGAGAAGATGACTCTGTAGAAATAGATGAGGAAAAAGACGAAGAAGAAGATGACGAACTAAAAGAAATTGAAGAAGAAATCAAGGAACCTAAAGAAGATGAAGATATTAACGAACTAGTTACACCTGTAAAGCGCAAGGAGATTCTTGCGAAATATCCCAAACTGTTTAAGGATTTTCCTTATCTGGAGAAGGCGTATTACCGTGAGCAGCAATTCACGGAAGTATTTCCAACTATTCAAGACGCGCGTGTGTCGGCTGAGAAAGCA